AGAATCAAATACTTCATCCAATATTAATAGGTTAGTGCTGACACTGTTCTTCATTCTAGCGATCTCTCTCCATGTAAAGAGGAGTGCTAAGTCTATCTTCTGCTTCTCGCCCTCTGAAAATGATGCATATGTAAAGGAATCCCTGTGTCTAGACAGTATTTCTTCACAAAAGTTCTCATCCAGAGTAAAATTGACGTAGAAGTCCATACTCTGCAGATATTTATTAATTTTATTATTGATAATAGGTATGAATTTTGATACAATCTTTGACTTTATACCATCATCCTTTAATAAAGTAGAGACTACCTTTAGATTGTCATGCTGTGTGTTAACACCTGCACAGAACTCTTGTTTCTTCTCTAATTTCTTATTAAATTTGATTAAGAACTGCTTTTCTTCTTGCAAATTAGTGTTACCACTACCTGCTTCGGACAATAGTTTAGTATTTTCCTTGAGAAGTTTCATCTCCTCCTTAGTTAGTGCCTGTATTTCATATCTAAAACCATTAACTGCCTTTGCTTTCTCTCTTAGATCGTTAACTTTTAGATCAAGTACCTTAATATTGTCAGTTATCTGTGCATGTGCAGTCTTTAGACCTGATATCTTAGTCTCATAGAATGTTATCTTCTCTACCTTGAGTTCATCAGAGATTGATTGAGTACATGTAGGACATTCATTATTCTTCTTAAAGAAATCCATCGTACTAGTGTGTGAACCCTGTTTAGTCTTCATCTTAGTACGCATGGTCTTGTACTGCTCATGCTTATCAATGGTTCTATCTAGTTCTAATAGTTTAGGAGTGATAGTATCTATAGATTTCTCTTTAGTTTTGATCAGTTCCTTGATCTCCATGACCCTATCTTCATTCTCATCAAACTTTGCTTGCACTGCCACCATAGATCTTTGATCAACCTTCTCTAGGTTCTCTATGTTCTTCTCTTGCATAGCAACTTTCTGCATTGCTAGTTCCAATTCATACTCACACTGACGTTGCTCTTCTTTTATATCCTTTATTCTCTCCTTAAGGAGTCCATTCATGTACGAGAAGATTTGGATGTCGAGTATATCCTCAATAACTTCTCTCCTGTGACTTGCTCCAAGTTGCATGAAGGGGACAAATGTGGATGAACCAAGGATGACGACTTGAGTAAATGATTTGTAGTTGAGTTTGAGAACACTCTGCTCCAAGAATTTCTGCGTATCCTTCTGGGCAGCGTCCTGATCCACCAGTACATTATTTCTATAGATCTCAAAGACATTTGGTTTAATACCTCTTCTAACTTTGTAGTCAATAGTTCCTACTTGGAACTCTACTTCGACTAGAGTTTCCTTTTCGTTGATACTATTTACCAACTGACTTCTACTAATCTTCCTAAAAGGTTTGTTAAACAAAGAAAAGCACAGGGCATCTAACATAGTAGACTTCCCTGCACCGTTTAATCCTATAATAAGGGTGCTTGGTGTTTCGCTTAGAGGAACTTCAGTGAACTGTTGTCCTGTAGACAGGAAGTTCTTCCAACGAATTTTCTCAAACTTGATCATTCAGTACTTCTTTTGTAGGAGGAAACACGATGTCATCTGGTTGGATGATAGTGTAATGATATCCAAATTGTCCACAGTTTCTTTTGACATCCTCTTCGTGGATCTCCTTAACCATCAACTCTCTGCTGTAATTATCTGCAATCAGATGTTGATGGTATCTATCAGCATCATCATGGACATCAAATATTTGTACTACCCTCTCTTTAAGAGTGTCATCATTAACAGCATACACCCCTCCGCTTCTTTTGTCAACTAGTACGTACATTAGATTCTCTGTGCCTCCACATACAATGACTTTAATATAGAAAATATTTCATCTTTATTATCAACTTCAGCAACACACTTCTGTAAGATGGTTAGTGTGTCTTCAGATTCTATAGACTCATCTATATCCTCTAAGTATACGAACTGATCCTCAATAATTTTTAGATCAGCAACGTTGGAATCATTTATTCTTTTAAGTATTTGGTCGAATAGTATTTGGTCTTCTTTCTTTTCTACAATAAGTTTAACGTAACTACCTCTCAACATCTTATAATCTATAGGAGAAGTTTCAGAGTCTTTATAGATGATCTTGTGGAACATCTTAACTGGATTTTTAACAAAAGTTAAACGTTTCGTCTTAGTATTTATGACATGGAAACCTCTCTCCTGACCGTAATCGTTCCAATATAGTTGGTACGGATTACCGAGGTATTGGATGTTACCTTTTCTACTTCTCATATGGAAGTGACCAGTACATACTAAGTCAAACTTAGAATAATCTTCTGGATTATCTCCATGCTCCATAGTATGACCAGGAACTGCTTCGAATCCATTGAGTTCTAGGTGTCCAAGACATATAGATGACTTACTTTCCCTGATAGCATCAGCAGTTTCTTTCCTATTCTCATCACATATCCATGGTAACATGAAGAAATCTAGTCCACCAATATTTTTATCCTGTGCGTAGTCGTAGATTGTTATATTATTATAGTCTTGCAGTAATAATTGTGGTGAATTAATTCTGAGTGTATTCTTATAGTAAATATCATGATTACCTATAAGCATATGCATATGTACGTTCCTCTCTTGTAGAGGAGTAAACCACATCTCCTTTGCTGCATCTAGAGAATGGAAGTTTACATACTTTCTTCTATCAAATGTATCACCTAGACATATGATAGTATCTATTTTATGTTTATCGATGTAAGGAAGGACAGTTTCACTATAGAATTCTCTGTATCTATCGATATAGTATTGGTTGTCGTTCCTTACTCCGAAGTGTTGATCAGTTATTAACAGGATCTTGGATGTCATACTCGATAGATATCTTCTTTGCCATTCTACCAGAGGAATCGGAGACTGTCAATCTCTCTACATTACCACCAGTCATGATGTAGAGTTCATTGACTAGTTCCTCTATTCTTTTAGAGTGTCTATCCATATCTCTGTCTAGTCTCCACACTTGCTTTGATTGCTTCTAGACTTGCTTGGTCATCTGTACCATCAGAGTGGAAGACTTCCTCATAACCTTTACGTTCTAAGATCTTTTCTCTAATAGACTGCTGCCTTTTTTCTTTTGCTATACGTCTTAGGTATGCATAGTAAACTATCTGTGTGAAATATGCAAAAGGATTTGAGGATTTGTCTGGATCGAAGTTGTGTATGTATTGTATACAGTTTTCTATACCATCACCTATCATGTCTTCTCTATACATGTAGTTGATAAAGTTAGGTCTATATGATAAGTGTGTTGCAATTTTGAGGAAACACTCACCTATGTAATTTGTAACTCTTGGTTTATCTTCGCCCTTCTCTTTCGCTCTCGCTACTCGATTACGATAGATAACCAGTTCTGCGAGAAACTTCTTGTTATCTACATAGTGCTCTTTTTTCTTGGTTGACTTTCTTGCCATTGTACCAGCCATGTTTGTAATTGCTGTTGCCATAATAATAGCATAAATGCAACCAAATGTCACGTCTGATACATGAGGGGTTGACAACCAGTTAGATTTTGGGTAGACTCAACACTGTTAAGGGTTGGAAGGGTCACCAGGCTTATTATTCCAGATCTTTTCTAGAATCTCTCGTGCCGATGACACCTTTGCGATAAGACCCATATTACTATTCATAGGGATCTGTCCTTTATCGGGTTCTTCTTCATGTAATATTTCTTTCTTTACCCATCGTTTATACATCCTGATAGCATCCTTAGACATTGGAGCGATGCTGATCACAGATTTTTCTTCTAGTACATAGAACTCCTCTTCACTGAAGTTCATCCATTTGATAAATCCGACCGCCACTTTCTGTTCCCCATCCTCACTACGGTTGGGATCTAGTTCTATAACTTTGGTCTTAGCAGGGTGTTGTATGAACAATAGATCCTCTTTTGATTCTGGATCTATACTCAATAACACTTCACCAAGGATTTCCTCACCTGTAATTAGTTTTACAGTGCCATAAAATTGTTCGTCGTGTCGGATGTAATTAATCATTCTTGAGTTTGACTTCCTTGATTTCATAATCAAAACTTTCTTCTTCGTATATTTTTATGCGTTCAGTGAGGTGACGAAGAGTATAATTATGTCGGGATCCTCTAGAGCAGTTATCAGCAATATCAAATAATACTGCCTGTGCTTTGTTGTCTCCCTTTCTCAAGACCCTACCAATTGACTGAAGATTTCTGACCCTCGACTTGGATGGACTCGCAAAGATAACATTATGCAAATTTCTTATATTGATACCAGTAGAGAACGTTCCATAAGATGCTAATATGATTGCATCCTTTTCTGTCTCACATATAGTACGTGCTTCTTCACGTGCTACAGCATCAATACCACCGTGTATGAAAAAGATCTTGCGACCCTCTCTTACCTTACTATTTAGGAGCTCCCATAAAGGCTCCCCATGCTTCTCCACGTAGTTAAAAAGGATCAAAGTGTTACCTGTGAGGTCACACGCTAGATTACATATCAAATTATTTCTCTTAGGATGACTAATCAAGTAATCTATCTCTTGGAAATAGTCATCAAAGGGTACATACCCATGTTTTAACAGTAGGACACACACCTTTAATGGTGTTAAGTGTCCTTTTTTCATGAGATCTATAGTCTTAGTTACCTGATCTACCTTACCAAACAGTCCTTCTAACACTAATTGATGAGTCTCCAAACCATCTAGGGTACCTGTCAGTCCGACTCGGTACTTGGCATCATGACACTTAGTGAGAATACCTGTCAGACTTTTCGCCTTATATAAATGTGCTTCATCACCTATGATGACATCAAATCTCTTAAAGAACTTTCGAGGTTCCTTATAAATGCTCTGCCATGTACTGATTACTATAGGATGATCTGTATATTTTTCTACTCCTGCCTTAATTTTATATACTTGCTTACCTCCCCAACCATAATCCTTAAAGTCTTTCGCCATTTGTTCTACCAAGCTGACAGTAGGTACAATGATTAGTGTGTTTCTATTCCAACCATCCAAGTGCCAACGCACTATTGCATATATGATTAGGGATTTCCCCGATCCTGTGGGTGAGAGTAGTAACTTGCGATTATGTCTAAGTGCCTGATAAATTGCTCGTAGTTGATAGTCTCTTGCTTTAAAAGGAATGTTGAGAGATCTAACGTACCCCGCAATAGCCTCAGGTGATACGATAGGTTCAGTCTCATCTGGTCTTCCATAGTTGTCATTCTCCTCTATGTCAAATTCGTATCCTCTAGTCTCCAAAAAATCAGTAACATAATCAAAAAGACCCGCATATATCTCACCAGTAGCAGGTGAATATAAACGGATCTTGCCATCCCACTTCCATTTTTGGTACTGTGGCATGTACTTAGCACCAGGAACTTCGAACTGGAAGTATTCACTTAGTTCCTTATGGACATGCGGTTCTGCAGTTACCTTAAGGTAAACCTCGTTCTTCTTTTTTATGACAGTCATCAATAGTTTTCATACTTTCGGAGCTCGATAACGTTTTTAATTTGGAATCCTCGATTAGAGCACTGCCTAAGAACGTTCTCTAAATAATTTATACAAGTTTCGAGGTAGTCACATTTCTGCTTGGTTCTGATGTACTCATCATCTGCCCAGATGTATGTGTTAAGGTCACCTTTAAGTACCTTATAGTTAAAAGGTCTCTCAGCGTATACCTTTGCAGGTGCTTTACCAGAATAGTACTCGAACTTCTCCTTGTACATCCTTTTATTCTTAGCTTCAGCGTCTGATAATAATAATCTGAACTGTGACCAGATGTTTAAATATTTTTCATGGATAACTGTGACCTTAAAGTTCTCTGTGTCTAGGTCATTTGTGTCAATTTTACAGTCTTCTAACCATGATGTGCGAATATCATCAAGATTCATTTAAGTTGTGTCTTACGTACTCCATAAGTATCCTGTATATCATACACCGCATATCTAAAACTTGCTTGTGCTACAGCATACTCACTACCATCTATTGTAGCATTAAATTCTAGTGCTGACAAGGACACTGGGTACATATCTTTAAAAGTTACGAAGAAATTGGTCTGAAAATTACTGTTCAGTACTGCTAGAGATCCATCTGAACGTACACTACCATCATTTCCTATACCAATCTTCTCATTTGATACCTCTATTAGTTTTTCTCTCTCTGCAAATTTCTCACCAATACTTAAACCTCTCATCCAGTTGTGAATAATTAAATAATTTTCTAGATTCTCATCGATTAAGAAGTTCATATTGAGTGGTTCGTATGTCAAACCATGAGAGTCGAATGGTATAGGTCTACCCATGATAGTGGGTTGATTTACCTCACCAACTGTGATGCCAGGAATATTACATGTCTGCGAAAAGTAAGTCACCTTAGGGAAATCCGCTAAGATAAACTTAAATCCTATGGGTGATAGGAAGTTTCTATTCTCTATCTGTCCCTGCCATGTTTGTATGTCTGCCATTACTCTACAGTATCATCCGTACTATTTAGTTCCTTCATCACATCGTCATGGTCTTGTGCTGCTCTCTTGTATGCATCATAGAAGAGTTCCATGTCATCTAGTCCCTTTACTACAGAGGGTTTGGAGACAAAAGTTGTTGTTGGTTTCTCTTCTTTATCCCATATCTCATGTATTTTCTGAACATCAGCGTCTACAGTTCTCATTTCATTGTGGATTTTAGTCTCTATCCACCGTTCTTTGAGTGCAGATATCAATCCTAGCACCAAAAAAGAGATAGGAAAACGTTGTTTTTTCGCCCATCTCTCTGCTTTAGCATACCAAGGATCAGTTCCTTTACCAAATTGTTTTTCGAATTCTATCATCTTCTTCTCCTCCTTCTCTTCTTATACTCACCTAGTCCTAATATTCTCATAGGTGGTCTCACAATGAAGTGTTCTACGGTAAAGATTCCAAACATCACCAATAGGAAACTTGTCAGTCCAAGGAGGACTATAGGTTCTAATATTTTTTCTACCGTCTTGTTCATACTCTTACAATAATGTCACCGTCTCCTTCATCATCATCCTCATCGTCTTCTTCTTCGATCAGTTCTTCTATACGTGACTGTAAGGATTCATGTAATGGATCTTTTACTGGTGGGATCTGTGAGAAACTTGCTACCATCAACTCATCACCATTCTGTACATCTGTCATCTCAGGGTGCACCTTAGTGGGTGTGTAGGTCTCCATAACCTTTCCATAACTCTGATCAAATGCTCTATACCCCTGCCACATTAACTTAAATGCGTTATACAGTAGGAATAAAAACGCAATACCAAATAGATAACTCAATACAATCTGCTCCCAACCTTAGGAATTTTTGTTAGTCCTTCTCTTATATATGGTAGAACTTCATCCTTGACTTGTTCTGTAACTTTATCAACTATACTTATATCAATGTCGGCAAAAGGTGGGATGATACCAAGCAACCTTAAAAGACCATCAACAAATAATGCAAGTGCTGTGAATCCTAGAATCATAGAGATAACAGTAGCGTCTCTGTTATGTTTACGCATTGATTCTTCATCAATTGCTCTTGCTTCAGCAACTGCTTTTTCTACTGCTTGTGCGATTAAGTCATCTACCTCTTTCTTGGTGTAGAACGTACCTATCACTGGGAAATCGTGTCTGTCCATAATGTTATTTAGAGCATAGCATAAAAAAAGACCCCTGTAAAGGGGTCTCCGTGTGTGTATCGTGATGAACGATTTACATTAGGTTGTCAACAAGAACTCTTCTGTAGTATCTGTTCTTGTTAGGATCAAGATCTCCACCGCCTTGGTCAGTGCCTTCCGCAAATGGGTTAGCAACCATACCGTAACGAGTCTTAAAGCCAATTTTTGGTTGGAATGTATCCTGACCAACGGCTCTGACCATTTGGAGTGGAACGTAAGGACAGTAGAACAGTCCTGCGTCGTATGCAGATGAACCTTTGTATCCTGCAACGTAGAAGTGTCTGTCACTTACGTTTGCTGAATAAGGATCAACGTATACCTTGATTCTTCCGTTTAATGTACCAGCTAATGTGCTGCTATTATCATCAGGAAGTAAGTTTGAGTTACCAGCTAGAGCAGGAGTGTAGTCAAGTACACCAGCCATTGATAGAGCAGATGCAACGTCAGCAGAGCAAATTAAGATGTTGCCCTTTCCACGTCTTGTCTCGTGCCCGATAGCGTTCATGTCTCTTTCTATCTGGAATAGAAGACCTTTAAACTTCTCAACTGACCATCTACCGTTGGAGTCAACGTCTAGGTCAAAGACACCTGCAGTTGCTGTGTTGTTCTGTGCACCAGGTCTTGCGACTTTGTATACAGATCTTACAACTTCACGGTTGATTTCAGCAAGTACTTCTGTTGAGAGGATATTTGCTAGTTCAGACTCAGCGTCTAAACCGTGAACTGCCTTAAGGTCTTGTGCTAGTTCTAAACTGTACTCAGCCTTGAGTGCTCTGGACTTAGCAGTCACAGTAACTTTCTCAATACTGAAGTTCATTTCAGCAAACTGGTTACCAGATGCATCACCTAATGCTTCAGCTTCTGCTGTAGGCATTCCGTCTGATGTATTGTATGTACCAGATGCGTTTAGAAGTCCTGGGTTAGATCCAGACTGTGCTGTTCTTCCTAGGTCGCTAGCTGCGTTCTCTGCTGAGAACTCGGAATCTGCTTCGTTAAAGAACGCTTCAGTTCCTGCTGTACGGTTAGTACCGTAACGTGATCTCATTGCGAAGATAAGTCCAGTAGGACCTGTCATTGGTTGTACACCTGCAATGTCATAAGCAATAAGCTTAGGCATTGATCTTCTGATTAATGAGATTAAAACTGGGTCAAAACCTGCTACAGGACCAGTTGCAGTAGATGAACCACTGAAACCTGCTGTACCTGCAGACATTGTTGGTGATGCTTCATTAAGCACACCTGCTTCTTCCCTTAAAAATCTTTCTTGGTTTTCTAACAGGACAGAGGTAACTGCCTTTCTATATCCGTCTTTGATATCATCTATCTCAGAGTGATCTAAAATGGGTTTCCACTTTTCCTGCAATGATTCTGAATTAAACATTGCTTGTTTTAAAAAAAGTTAATTGATTACAAATTCTCACGTATTAGTTGCCCCAACGTGATAATGCATTTACGTAGTGAGACATTGCGTCACCAGTAGCACCATTATCTCCCTCAATTGTGACTTCATCGGATTTCTCCTCAGCAGCCGCAGGTTTGGTAGAGAAATAAGACTCTTTAAGAGTGTTTATTTTCTCACGATAAGCATCTTCATTCTCGAACTCAACAGCTTCTGCAAGAGATTGTAACTTTTCCTTCTGTGCGAGGGAAAGTCCTCCGCTTAGCTCGTTCACGATCCCATTCTTGATATAATTGCCGACCTCGTTAGATAGTCCGACATTCTCTTCGATTTGTTCGTTGAGTTTAGTTTCCATAGTATCGAGTTGCTTAGTCATTTCGTCAACTAAGTCAACTTTTTCGTCGGGAAGATCAATGAAATTCTCGACAAAAACCTGTTTGAGTCCAGACATGACAGATTCTGCCATCTCAGTCTTAATTCCGTGCTCGATTGCGAGTTCGTTATTCTTAACCCACTGCTCTACGTGGTACTTAAGAGTCTCGTCAACCTTTTCTGCAAGCTCGGTCTTAATAGTCTCGACTTCTTCGTCTAGGACTTTTGCATAATCAGTATGCATACGTTCTAGTTCTTCGTTTATTTTGGAGATAACTGCTGCTTCGAAAATTGTTTTCGCTTTCTCCTTAAACTCTTCAGAAAGATCTTCTCCTTCAGTAAGAGCAGCAACATCAGATGATAAATCGATTTCGATTGTTTCTGTTGTATCATCTTCGGCAATAACTTCACCTTCAGGTTCGTGACCTGCCTTTACATCACCTGCAGTGCTAAACTCTGCCTTCTGTGCTGATGCATCAGATGGTTTTGTTTGTGGAGGTGTTGCTGTTGGTCCGCCACCAGTCTTGTACTTATTGGATTCGTCGTCTGGTTTAGAATTAAATGGAGTAGGTCCACCTAAATCCTGTACACCTTGACCAGGAGTTCCAGTTTCAGATTTTGGCATTGCATCGCCAGGTTTCGCATTCTTAGTGACTGCGTTTTCATCAAGATTGTCTTTTTCCTTAGACATGTTGTCTCCTCGAATATACAAATAAGGTTATTGCTATAGTTATTTAGACATTATAGACTTTTTAAGAACGCATCAAATGCGGAAACGTTCCTTTCTGCAAGTTGACTACGTGATGCAGAGTTAATTCTGTCTTTGATTGTCTCCAATCTTTGCTCAGAAACACCGCTACCACTCCAAATCCATTCTTTCCCTTCCATGATTCCATTTACGAAAGCATCAGGTGCTGATGGATCTGCAACGATATCTGCTGCAGTTGCTAGTATAAAGTCATCGCAAACAACTTTACAACCGTTTTGTTCTTTGATAGAACCTAGGCCACGTGATGAGACTCCTAGTTTGATGCCTTCATCAAGTAGTTCTCTCGTAACACGACCCATAGGAGTGTCAAGAATCCGTGCTTTACCCACGAAATTATTTCCACTTTCTTTAAGGGATGTGATAAGGTGTGATACCCTGTCCAAGTTAATTGTTGGACCTTCTGGATGACCTAACTCACCCATTGCACGACCTTTTTGTATGTAATTTTCGTTGTACTTCTGTACTTCTCTACCTAGAGTTTCCAGTGGATACATACGTCCATTACGATTTTTGATCGCACCTTGTAGGAATACACCTTCGATATAAGTTCTTTTCTTAGAACCTTTACCCTCGGTGATTACCTTAGTATCATCAATTTGTTCCGTTATCAGTAGCATCAGGTGTTACCTCAGTTTCAGCAGTTGTTGTTTCCGCACTATCTTCAGGCTCAACTTCAGTCTCAGCAGGAGTAGGTGGTGTAAACATTTTAGATCCAACGTCTTGTTTCATTGCATCTATACTGTCCACAGCAAGTTCTTTCATGCGAGAATCAACGTAATCGCTCAGGTCTTTCTGACCTGCGAATACGGAATTAACAATATCAAGTGAGTGTTGTGAAGGCATAATTTAGTTCTCTATACTTATTATTTAGATATCTCCCTTTTTATAATCCTTAGGATCCATAGTTGGCTCCTCTTCTACTGGTTCTGGTTCGGGAGGCATCGCTGCCATTTCCAGTTGTTGTTTCTCTAACTGAGCAAGCTCCGCAGGAGGTACAACCATACCAGACTTGATCTCATTCGCCATTTGTTCGTCTATTTCACCGAACTCAGCATCAGTTTGCTTAAGTATATAGCGACGCATATACTCTAAACTGAAGTACTTACCGACAAAAGGATCCATCTGTTGCATAAGACCCATCCTCTCATTCATTACTTCCTTCTCTTTCATTTCAGAGAAATAGTTGTCAGCAATGAAACTATATTGGATGTGCTCTTTAAACTCATCCCACTCATCGATACTTATAACACCCTTCAGTATTAACTGTGTCTTGAGTAGATCATTAAAGAGATCAGTAAACTTCTTACGCAGTCTAACGATAAACTTTTGGAACTTAACTTCGTCCCTAGTTATCTCTGCACTACGTCCAATGTTAAATGAGGATTCAGATTCTAATCTGGACTCAGGTACATTGAGTGAACGGTATAATTTCTTTTGGAAATACTTTACGTCCTCTAGTTCACCTAGATTCTGTCCGCCAGGTAGAGTTGTTATTTCAGTTCCTCTACCACCTTCACGTCTAGGTAACCAGAAGTCTTCTAGCATAGACATGAATTTCTTGTCGTCTCTTATCTCACCAGTGTCAGCATTATATACTAACTTGTTTCTATAGCGGGACATAACCTCACGGAGGTATTGTTCTGCTTTTTGCTTAGGAAGATTACCTACATCGATGTAGAATATTCTCCTTTCTGGTGCACGAGACAATCTATATATAACCAAACTGTCCTCAATCATTCTAAGTTGATTAAGTGCTTTGATTGCTTTGTGTAGATGAGAAAGAACATAGTTCCTCTGCATATCCATTTGTCCTGAGTGGACATATGTGATTGCGTCAGGTGCAATTCTTACTCCGTTGTTCTCATATCCCTTAAGTCCTTTGGGTGAGTAGATGTAATACTCAATTGACTTAGGTACTAAAGTTGATACTTCTGGATCTATGACTGCTTGTCTATCTTTAGGTTTATCAAACTCTATAACTTTTTTAATTTTACGAGGGTCAATGTATCTTAATTCTGTAATCCCTTCCGCAGGATCATCTACATTGATCATCTTATGATAGAATAATCTACCATCGATGTACCATCTTCTGAATATATCATACGCTTTCCTGTCAAAATCTAATAGAACTAAGACGTTTTCGAACTCTTGTCGTATAACATTCTTTAGATTCTGAGAAACTTTTAGGTTTTGTAGATCTATATCTACAGGGTGATCATTAAGATCTCCTGCTATTGCTTCGTTTACTACGTCGTTGATTGCAGAGTCTGCTTCTGGATGAAGAGACATTTCCCTATAACGACCAATAAGATCAGCTTCGCTTGCTTTATTAGCAGCGTCACCCATCTCTACATACTGACCAAAATAACCACCTGCAACTATCGGACTCGCAGCATCTTCTGATTCCTTACGAACAAAAGAAGGCTCGGTACTTTTCGTACCCTTAGCCTTCTTTCTATCTAACGAATAACCAAATAATTGAGACATCAAATATTCCCGTGTTTACTGTATCATAACATATTTATCAAGTTTTAACAATGCTAGTCTGTGTTAGCAGTGTTGCTCATGTTCACTGGTGTCCAGTATTGTACTTGGAACTCTACAGTATACTCTTCTGGAGTATCATTACTTTCCCAATCTAGATCGATTGCGGAAATGTTTGATGGCCAGATTGATTCGAAATGGTATTCTTTTGATTTAACACCCTTTCTATCGAACTGCTGAACTCTAGCATCTTTCTGATAGTCACCTATTGTGTTACTACCTGAGATGTTAACTCTGTAGTCCTGAATTGCTGCTGCCCATGCTTCGAATTGTCTACGGAGTCTGAAGTTTTCATCGTTTAGAACTGTAATAGTCCATGGTTCGAATGTTCTGTCTCCTGCAATCTTAAGCTGTCTTCCTCTGAAAGGAACGTTTACTACACCTATTGTAGATGCAGGTAACTGTGCTGCTTTGATCATGAAGGTACTTAGTTGTGTACCATCTGTGGATACGAAAGACGGTTCTTTATCAGCATCGTCTTGTGTGTTTCCACCTGCAAGTGAACCATCAGTTCCTATAGTAGGAAATGATAGTTGGACTTGGAACAGATTGGGGCGTGCTAGCTCACCGATCTGGGTTCTAAAGTCTAATATACTTTTTTTAAGTTGGTCGGCCATTGATGTTTACCTAACGGGAATTAAGATACGATTTCAGCGAACGAAGCACCTGTCCTCGTAGCTGTGAATTGTAGTGTAATGAAGTTGATTGATCTTGTAGGTTTTACGAAGATCTCAGCGAAGAACTCTCCTCTGTCAACTGCATCTGCAGGGTTGTTTGTCTCATCACACACAACCAAGAAGTCTACAACACCACGTCTTGCCTGAACACCTCTAAGGTAAGGAACAACTATGTTCTTAAATCCTTGTCTGGTGAACTCATCATTCATTTCGAAGAGTTGTGACTTAGCAGCAACTGAGATTGCTCTCTCAATTACAAGGAATAAACGACGAACGTTAATTCTATCGAATGCACTCGCAATGCCTTGAGCAGTTTTGTCACCGTAAAGTACGATGCCTTGTCCTGGGAAGGAGCAGATTGGGTTAACTCTTGCAGAGTATAATCTGTCTCTCTGTTCTTTTAGAGGTGAGTATGCTAGTTTAATAGCGTTACGTAATTGTCCTCTAGAGAATCCTGCAGGTGAGAACCATGGTTCTTGATTAAGTGCTGTACTTAATGTTAGTCCTGCAATGTCAGCATTACATGGTAAGTATCTATATTTATCAGTGTACTTGTCATATATGTACTTGTAGTTATTATCGAACACACCGTAAGATGTAGAAGATAATGAATCAAAGAACTCAATAACACGATCCACGATAGTGTTTGTGCTTGGTACTCCTATCACTCTATCTCTTGGAGGTGATATGAATGCCATGCAATCCTTACGTACTGCAGCGATGTCAAGCATCTTTTGTGCTTTTGCTGTACTGTCTGTAAGGTTGCTCATCGCAGGACCCATGAGAACGTAATCGATCTCGATTGTTTCCTGATCAGAGAATAAGTCATATGAATCAAATAACTTATCTTTGTCTAGTGTGTATCCGTCAACTCCACCACGAAGACTGTACTTAACAGTAGAAGAATTCTTAGTGTATAGTAAAGGGATAGCAGAAGGGTTAGCACCTGTTGGATCATCTGCACTTAAGATTGCAGAGTTGTTCTTTAATAGGTCAAACTTTCTGTTTGTTGATGAACTACCGATATCTCCTGTTGCAGTACCGTCAACATCGAAGATCAAGATTGCTTCATGTGAACCCCACCATGTGTATGTGGAGTTGAGTTTGATTACATCCTTGTAGTATAAGTTCTGTCCTTGAGGTGACTTAGCATCAGATGCTTTAGATACGTCTAGGAATTTTTCTAGAACAGATCCAGGTACACCAGTGATACCACCGTCTCCATCAATAACTAAGATGTGCATTAGGTCTCTGAAACCACCACGATCTGAAACGTACTGTGAAGTACCAGGTCTAGGTGCGATTGCTGACCATTTCTGGTTAGGACCATAGTAACGTGAATCGTACTCATCTTCTATAGCACCGATAGTTACGTTGTCACCAGTGTTATCGCCAGATGATACTGAGGAAGAATCCTTAATTACCATGTTAGCAGCAAACTTTTCTGAACCTTCGTTGTTTGCAACTGTTAGTCTTCTCTGAATCTTAGAAACGACTGCACTGTCTCCAGTTGCAGATCCTGCTGATCCACCACTGTTTGCTAGTTCAGTAACTGTGTCTCCAACTTCTAGGTAGTCAGAACCAGTGTCATCAACTGATAGTTCGATCCTTCTAGAGTTTGCATCATAAGCAACTACTCTACCTGTTACGTTTCCTGCAACAGCAGTGTAGAAGTTATCTGCTTCGAATGATCCAACTAAGTTAGATCCTGCTTCGAATGTAACTATTAAAGAGTAACTATAAACTTTAGATGATACGTTAGAAGCACTTACGTTAACACCAGAACCAGGTGTAAACTTCCACTCATTACCTGATGAAGGAGCAGTTAACCAAAGAACTTGGTCAGGACCAGCGTCTGTAGCGATAACTCTTACTGAGTTTCCGTAGATACCTGGTGTTCTTGCTGCCCACTTAAAGTCATTAGAAGCATCTTCCGTAGTACTTTCGTAAGTCTGGATGTTCTTAATGATAGGTGGCGTAACACCTGAAGAAGTTTCTTCGTTTATTGTGGTCTTGTTTGTAGTAACTGTCTGTAAAGATACCGCAGATCCGTCAGTGTGTGCTGCTGCAGTTGTACCTAGAGCACCACGTGTGACTGTAAGATCGTTAGTAGCAATGTTTGTTACCTGTAAAATCTCAGTATCGATTAAGATGTAACTGTTATTCTGTACACCTAATGTAGATGCAGAGGTAACTGTAAGAGTTGTGTCTGAATCAGTGTAAGTACCACCTTCGTTAACAGTAGAAGCAGTTCCAGCTGGTTCTATAAGTGTTATTTGTGATGATGCAGCGTGAGATACAGCAGATGTGCTGAATGCTCCACGAGTTACGGTAACGTCATTACCTGATATTGCAGTAACTTTTAATATCTCAGCATCAATTTTGATGTAGTCATTGATATCGAATCCTGTTGCAGATATAACTGTAAGGGTTGTATCAGTTGCACTAAAAGAAGTTGATATTATAGTAGTTGCATCGATTGCGTTCTTTAGTGATGAGTTATCTGATCTAACAATCTTAACAGATCCACCATATAGTAGAAACTGTGCTGCTGAGAACCAATACTCATAGTTGTAATCGTTCGGTTTACCAAAAGTGTCAATTAATTCTCTTTCGCTAGAAATAGTTTGGACTTCTTCTACAGGTCCTTTCTCAAATGCCCCACATATCGCAGCAACGTTATCAACCGTTGCGTTGGTGGTATGGGTCAGATCTCTTTCTAGTACGACAACACCTGGTGATGCTTGTGTGCTTGCCATCTGTTATACTCCGTTATTAGTCAGTGACTGGAATGCTACTAATATTTAGAAAATAGTTACTTTACACGGGGAAATTTTGGGGAAGCTACCAGTCTGGATATAAATCTTCTACTTCTTTTACCTTTCCTCTCCTTGCTGTTCTCTTTATTGTACATACTTTACATTCATATGAGAAGGCAGTCAAACTACTACCTCTATCTCTGTGTGTCATGTAGAAATCATCCAATAAAGACTTCTCTTTACCACATACACGACAAACTCTTTCTTTAAACATCAGATGTTCGAACTCTACTAGTTTCTGAACTTCTGTGTATGCTTCATTCATGATAGATACTCCCACATATAGGATTTATTACCATACTCATCCATAACATCAGGTCTATTATTAGTTTGCCACACATCTCCTTCTTTATCTACGAATGTTTCTTCACCTAGACCATCATCAACGAATCCAAAGGGTGCCATATCCTGTTCGATACCTTCCCTTTGCTCTTTATACATCCTTGCTCTTACATCGTTGTCGTGAAGTTCTTTAAAATAGTCGGAAGTTGCCAACCAACTAAAGATAACCAAGCACATAGCAAGATCATCATTACAACCCTCTTCGGCTTCCCATGCTTGTCCTTTTTGGATGAAGGTTGTGAGTTCTGAGATAATTTGATAGTCATTTAATAGTAGTTTGTCGTCCTCTAGTAATTGTTTTAGGTTAGAACACCCAGTTTTCTTAACTGTAGTGGACATTTTAACACCTAGTTGTACTTTTGTACCACTAAATCCTTGTCCGATGACCTGTCCTGCACGTCCACGCATAGCAGACATCAATAG